ACCGCGTAGCTGAGATTACAAGTCGTGACAGCTACAAGAAAACATTACATTAACAAAGGAGGCTACCATGCCTACTAAAAAACGAGATTACAAAGCCGAGTACGCTAAGTACCAAGGCACTGAAGAGCAAAAGAAAAACCGTGCAAAACGCAATGCCGCACGCCGTAAGGCCGAGAAAGAAGGCAAGGTTAAGAAAGGCGACGGCAAGGACGTAGCCCACGTCAAGGCTATGGACAAGGGTGGCAAGAACTCTGACGGTACTAAAGTAGAGATAGCGAGCCGCAACCGTTCTTTTAAACGAGATTCCAAGGGCAACCTTGTGTCTGAGACTAGTGACCGCGAGCGCAAAAAGAAGACGAGCAAAGCATGAGAATAGTTAACGACAAAGCTTTGGTGCTAAAAACTAAACGCCACGAGCTAGTAACGGACAAAATAAAAAACTGTAAAAAAGTGGGGCAGGAAGGTGAACTTGTAGAGCTAGCGGTCAAGTGGGAGTACGAAGAAGCTTCGGCCCTTGCAGAGTTAGGTGCTAAAGAAGTGCCGTCTCCCATGCTTAGGGACTACGAATGGACGGGTAAACTAACCCCCTTTGAGCACCAAAAGACAACGGCTTCTTTCCTCAGCCTGTACAAAAAAGCTTTTTGTTTCAACGAGGCGGGCACAGGCAAGACCGCTTCCGTTATATGGGCGGTTGATTACCTGATGAAACTAGGGCTTATAAAACGAGTACTTGTTATATGCCCCCTGTCTATTATGAAGTCTGCTTGGCAGGAAGACCTTTTTAAGTTCGCCATGCACCGTAGTTGTTCTGTTGCCCATGGCTCAGCTGACAGAAGGAAAAAAATAATAGACGCTGGTTCCGACTTTGTCATTATAAACTTCGACGGGGTAGCCGTAGTAAAGGACACCATTCTAAAAAGCCAGTTCGACTTGATTGTGGTAGACGAAGCTAACGCTTACAAGAATGCCCAAACTAATCGTTGGAAAATATTACGCGACCTAGCAAAAACAGTAGCCAGATTATGGATGCTGACAGGCACTCCCGCAGCGCAATCCCCGCTCGATGCTTATGGTTTAGCTAAGTTAGTAAGCCCTCATCGCGTGCCTAAGTATTACACCCCTTACAGGGACACAGTCATGTATAAGGTGTCTCAGCATATATGGCGACCTAAACCCGGAGCCGACAAAGTAGTACACAACGTTTTGCAACCCGCCATACGGTTTGAGAAAGCCCAGTGTCTCGACTTACCCGAGGTAGTAGCCGTGGAAAGGGAAGCACCACTTACTGCGCAACAACAAAAATACTATACGCTGCTTAAAAAACAAATGACCATGCAGGCAGCGGGGGAGCAAATTACTTCGGTAAACGCCGCTACAAACTTAAACAAGCTGCTCCAAATATCTGGGGGTGCGGTCTACACGGACGATAGAGAAGTTGTTCAGTTTGACGTAAAAAACAGACTTAATGTAGTACTTGAGGTTATCAACGAAGCCTCCCATAAAGTATTGGTTTTTGTGCCCTTTACCCACACGATAGAACTGCTCAAAGAGTTTCTAAACAAGCACAAGATACCGTCAGAAATCATCTCTGGCAAAGTCTCGCTCAACAACCGCAGTAAAATATTTCACGACTTCCAAACGAAAGACGACCCACAAGTGCTTATAATCCAACCTCAAGCGGCTTCGCACGGACTTACTCTTACCGCAGCAGATACTATAATCTGGTACGCACCTGTCACGAGTGTAGAAACTTACTTGCAAGCAAACGCTCGCATAGACAGGCCCGGCCAAAAGCACAGCATGACCATCGTGCATATACAGGGCAGCGAAGTAGAAGCGAAAATATACGGCATGTTAAAAAACAATGTGCTTAACCATAATAAAATTGTCGAGTTGTATAGAAAAGAAATTGAATAGGTGTTGACATTGTCTATACAAATGCTATGCTCCTTATCCCCCTTAGAAAAAGGACGGAGCAATGACAGACGATACGACAGGCAAATTAGTTGCCGCTTATATAAACATGCGGACGGCTATACAAGAGAAAGAAGAAGAAGTAAAAAAACTTAAGGAACAGCAAAACCTTATTAGTAACCGAATGCTAGAACTATGCGCGAAAGAAGACATAGACAGCGTTAAAACCCCCTTTGGCACGCTTACGCGAAGGGTATATTCCTCTTACTGGACCAGTGATTGGGATCGAATGTATGAGTTCATTGCCGAAAATGACGCTTATCATTTACTAGAGAAACGAATCCACAACGGAAACATGCGAGAGTTTCTTGAAGAAAACCCAGACGTCTTACCCATGGGTCTGCAATCAGATCGTAGGTACGCTGTCTCTGTTCGTAAACCAACTAATAAATAGGACTTAAAATAATGAGCAACGATATATCTATATTCACAGGACAAACCGGCGTAGCTACAGGCAACCGACAAAGTGCGCTAGCCCAAAAACTGGCTGTCTCTTCGTCGGGCAGCAACCGTAGAATCCAAGCCAATATCAACGGTACGTTTAGAAAGATGGTCAACGGGGAGCAGGTGGGTAACGCTATCCGTGGTGAGTTTAACGGAGTAGTCGTTGGTATGTTGACCGACGTGTCTCGTATCTTCTACAAAGAAAAGTTCGACCCCAACAAGGAAGCTACTCTGCCCAACTGTTGGTCCAACAACGGTGACAAACCAGAACCAAATGCGGGTGACCCCCAGCATAGCAGCTGCGTAAACTGCCCTAAGAACGTAAAAGGCTCAGGTGAAAACGGCGGTAAAGCGTGTCGTTACCAACGAAGGGTAGCTGTAATCCTTGAGGGTGATGATTCTGGCACAGTATACCAGTTTAACATTCCTGCTAAATCCCTGTTCGGGAAAGGCACCGGCAACGTTCACCCATTCGAGAGTTACGTAAAGTTTCTAGTCAACAACAACATGTCCCCAGACTTGGTAGTAACTAACATAAGCTTCGACAGCAACGCAGAGACTATGGAGCTTGTGTTTTCTCCTGTTAGAGAAATCAGCGACGCCGAGTACGAGCTAGTGTTGGCAGCGCAGGAACGCCCTGAGACTGACATGTACACTAAACTTACCGCTGCTCAGACAGACGGCGTTGTTAAGACTCCTGCCCTTGCCAAACCTGCACCGGCAATAACTCGTTCGGAAGAACCAGAAGAAGACGAAGTTGAGGAAGTAGACGAGCCAGTAAAGCGGCAGAAGAAGAAAGAAGCTCCCGCAGTCGCCAGTGAAGAAGACCCACTAGCTTCTATTATTAACGACTGGGGAGGCGACGACGCCTAATGAGTTACGGATATAGCCTAAAACTTATAGAGTTGAATAAGGCTGCCGACAAAAAACTTCTAGGCGTTTGTCTCGGCGCGGCGTGCATCAAAAAAGATGTGCCCGTTGCTGAGGTCGCGGAGAAACTAAATGTCAGTCGCCAAGCGGTATATAATTGGTTTGCGGGGATTTCCAATCCTAAAGCACCAGTGGCAGTAAAAATAGAAAAACTTATTGCCAAACTGGAGCGGTAGCTTTATGGAAAACGCAGACCTCATAGACCTAGTTCGCCCTCAAGGCGGATGGTACGGTTTTCTTGCGGTCAAAGATAAAATCCATTCGCGTCAACTCATGGTAGAAACCAGAGAAGAATTAGACGCGACCATAGAGGAGTACGTAGCCAAAAGGTGGTGCGTATTTTTTGGGCTAGCGAAGTTTGAAACCGGCAACAGCCGTACACAAGATAACGTCGAGTCTCTCAAGTCATACTGGCTAGACATAGACTGCGGACCGAATAAGTCCTTTGCGGATGAAAAAACTGGTAGGCCAAGTGGGTATGAAACACAGCAAGACGGACTAAAAGCACTGCGCAAGTTTTGCTTGGACGTCGGACTACCACAGCCGATGTTGGTTAATTCGGGCAACGGACTGCACGCCTACTGGCCTTTGGTCGAGGACGTGCCTAGGGATGAGTGGACACCAGTAGTTAAAAGACTTAGGCAGCTCTGCATAGAAAACGAGTTCTATATAGACACGAAAGTGTTTGAGTCCGCTAGGGTACTGCGCCCACTTAGCTCTTTTAATTTTAAAGGGGACATTGACGGGGTTGAAGCAAAACCCGTTAAGCTAATTTCAGTCGTAGACCCGATACCGTTTGAGACGATACGTGACATAGTTGGGGTAGTTAAGGGCGAGACAATAAAGGCTAAGCGCCCCATGTCTGCTATGGGCAAGTCCTTACTGAAAAACAACGAGTCAGTATTCTCTAAAATAATGCAGCTGACGGGTAGCGGTAAAGGGTGCCAGCAGTTGGGGGCGTGTTATGAAGACAGGGCTGATTTAGTAGAGCCGCGTTGGTTTGATGCGTTGTCGGTTGCTAAGTTTTGCTCAGACAGAGACACGGCTATACATAAGATGTCTGAAGGGCACCCCGACTACGAGTACCACTTAGTAGAAAAAAAGGTATTCGGCATAAAGGGGCCTCATTCATGCGCGGAGTTTGAAGTAAATAACCCCGGCGGGTGTGAAGGTTGCCCGCACAAAGGCAAGATTACCGGCCCTATTGCGCTTGGTAATACTATTGCTAGAGCTAAAAGCACGCCGCTTGCAGTGGTACCAGATGTTGCAATCGGGACACCGGAAGAAAAAGCCCCAACGCTTATGTTACCCACGGGTTATTTTCGTGGCGCTAACGGGGGGATATACAAAGAAGGTGAAGAAGGCGATGGTGAAGACGAAGAGTCCAAACCAAAACTCGTATACGGCAAAGACCTATACGTAGTTAAGCTTATGGAAGACCCCATAAATGGGTACGTAGCAGTGCTTAAACACCACTTGCCCAAAGACGGAGTAAAAGAATTTGTTTTGTCCAACACTCAAATTACCGACCGCAGTGAGTTACGAAAAGAACTAGCTAAGTACGGTGTTATGGGTAACGAGGTTCGCCACAAGTATATTGCAGAATATCTGCTGGCGTTTATTTTAGAATTCCAAGATTTAGAAAAGGCAAAAGCTATGAGAACACAATTTGGTTGGGCTGATAATGACAGCTCTTTTATTGTTGGTGATCGGGAGATTAAAGCGACGGGTGTTTACCACAGCCCGCCTGCCAGTTGTCTTGTGAACATGCTTCCGTACGTGCAACCTAAAGGCTCGTTGGATAAGTGGAAGGATGTTTTCGCCCTGTATGGCAGGGCTGGTTTAGAAATACAAGCGTTCGGCGCACTTGCTGGGTTTGGCTCACCGCTACTAAAGTTTACTGGGCAAAAAGGTGCAGTCATAAACTTTATACACGCGGAGTCTGGAACGGGTAAGACTACTATTTTGCGTATGGCTAACAGCGTATTTGGTGATCCTGAAATGTTGCTAGGCACTCCAGAAGACACAGACGTAGGCAAGATACTTAAGGTGGGGTTCCTAAATAACATAGTTAATACTCTTGACGAGATAACTAACATGAAGCCTCTAGATGCGTCCCGTGCGCTGTATGCCTACTCACAAGGTAGGGGCAAAGACAAAGCTAAGGCAAATTCAAACGAGCTACGGGAGAACACCATCACTTGGCGAACGATCTCTATAGCTAGCT